TCCCCACTTCTTCCCCTTTTGCTCAGGGCTGATGTTGTAACCCTCGTACCCATTTTCCTTTATCCATTCATAGGCAATACGGGAAGCGCCTTGATTCATGCCCACGTTTCGGGACATACGGGAAAGAATCGCGCGGTTAATGGAAGAGTTAAAGGTTACGTTTTGCAGACTGGAATCTTCCACCAGAACGACAGGGTGTTCGTATTGTACCCACTTTGGAACATCAAGGATAAAATCCACGAACCTTTTGTATTTCGTGAATTTTACCTCTTTGCCTTGAATGATACAAGCCGCCATTCCGTTTATTCTAATCGCTGGGTCAACCCCGATGTATGTCCTCAAAGTGTTATCGTTTGGAACGAAGTTACATATCCTTTACTTTCTTTTGGTGCATCTTCCGTGACTTTTTTTGCAGCAACCCTTCTTTTGCGTCTTTTGATAACCTTTGGTTCTTCCAAACCGTACGCCTCAACCCCTTTGTTAACAAAGTTTATTTCAAGTAGGTAGCCAAAGCAGACGATTGTTCCAACAAAAAAGAACATTGTAATAAATTCCGCTCCAGAATACTTTTCCATTAACCCAAAGAAAACTTCGATTAAGGCTATTACCGTCGCTCCTAATGCTATTTTAGGCGGGAAAGGGCTTCTACCTTTAGTAGGGTTTAGAAAGTCCATGAAAACGACTGCAAATCGTCCAAGTTGTAAAATTGTGGAAGCGGTGATTGCAATCCAGAAATTAATGGGTAAAAAGATGGCGGTCAAATAAGCATTAACACCATAGGTTAATACTATTGTCAAAAGCATGATTGTTGGAATGTTGTCGCTGATGCTTTCGAATGTCCATTTAAACTGGGTGTTGGTGAAATTCTTTTCCATTTGTTTTGTTTTTTTAGTGGTGAAAAAAGGCGGGCAGCTGGGGGACTGCCCTGTGAAGGTAAATTATTTACTATTTTTAATTTTATGGCTTTTGGTAATTAACCTTACCACCATTTTTTCTAATTTCTCAATCACCATTACTGGAATGTTTGAGCCGTTTTTTGCAGTCCATTGTAAAGGAGAAGATAAACCATTTAAAATTGCTATTCTCTGTCCTTTATACATAACGTCAAAAAATCCGTTATACATTGATGGAACTGGAACAAAAGAAAATGTGTTGTTGTCTGAAATTAATTCTGGTAAAATTGCTAAATTTCTCATTTTGTTGTGTTTTTTAAGTGGTGAAATATCGTTTGTTTGTTTCGATATGTAAATATATAAATAAATATTTAAACAAAAAAATATTTACACAAATAAATAAAAAAAAAGTTAAAAAACATTGTATTCTTTCTTTAAAGGGAAGTTATCCCGTTTGATTTGCCAGTATTCCGCCATTAATGAGGCTCTAAATTTGTAATCCCTGTCGGTGTGATACCCAGATTTATAAACGCATTTACAAATAGATTCGTACAACTTAATCCCTTTAATTTTATAATTTGCCTTTTTACAGGCGGCGTATCTTCCTGAGTTTAAAACACCAGCCCAAAGGTTCATACCTTCTTCCGTGGTTTCCGCGCTCATAAATTTAGCCTTAATGTACTTATCTTTTCCCCTGATGACCTCACGGGTCTTGTAGGTTACCGATTGTTGACCTTTCAAAGCCTTAACCCCTCCAGCGTTTGCGTGTTTGCGCCAAAGTTCCGTTTCAACCCCTTGACTGGTTGCCTCGATGATGAAAAAGGAATAAATCATTGATACGGGAAAATCAGTTAAAACGTGGACGTTCATTAACATTGATTCATAACAGTAGGCAAGGTATATACGACGAATCTTTGCCCTGTCAACTTTTGCAAGGTTTCGAAAGCCGCGTCCTTCCAATGTTTGCCTAAGTTGTAACCCTGATAACTTGCGCACCTCGTAACCGTACGAGCGTGACCCGTAGGCGCTTTCGTCAATCTCTTTATCCTCAGCCTTTGCGGGAAAGGTCAACGTCGTTATTTTATGAACATAAACGGTGTCACGCTCAATGATTGGAACAAAAGACGTGTACTGGTAATTTGTATTTATTGGGGAATAAATCAACCCAACAATAAAGGCAATGCCAACCCCTCCAGCAATCTGAAAGGGAAGGCGTTTGTTTTGTGGAACGTAAGTTTCTATTATTGGCTCTTTCATTATTCAACTATTTTTAGTTCCGCGTAAAAATATCCTCCGTCGTATTCAATACCTTCTCCACCTGGGTATGCAATCAAATTTTTGTCACAATCAAAAACATATCCACCCCATGTAAACTCATCCTCAGGGAAATAATCTTCATTACGCATTTTTGAATAAACCTTTTCAACGGCTTCGCGCTTTGAGTAAGCTACAACTTCCTCGTTTAAATCTTGGTATCTTTTAGCATTGCCAAAGTACATAACTGAATAAATTTGCTTTTCCATTTTGGTTGTTTTTAGTTGTTAAAAGAAATTTCAAATTCTACTAACCCTGATTTAGATAACATATTTTCAATATCAAGACAAATGTCTTCCATGTCTTCCTCAAACGTGGTAAAAGTCCAGCAATTTGATGCAACTTGTTCTTCTTGAATGTCAAAAATACAAGCAATGTTAAGGTCTCTGATAATATCTTGAGCCTTTAGTGTTTCTCTTAGTGAAGTGGTTAATGTAATCATTTTGGTTGTTTTTGTTATTTTCAATATGTAAATATATAAATAAATAATTAAATAAAAAAATATTTACAACATTATTTCAAAAAAAAATCCCGTACCAATGAGATACGGGACAAAATCAACCAAATGATGCAATACTTATTTCTTTGTCTTCAACCTCAATTCCCAGTTCTTTAAACTTTTTTATTGCATCCTCAATACTTTCCGCGTCGGTGATAATTCTGCCGCTTTTCCATTTAATTTCATATTTCATCAGTACCACTTTTTTACAAGGTCAACAATGAAATAAATGGCATAAGCCAAAGTTAAGATACCTCCAATGGATACAATGATAAGCGCAATGTCTTTGCCTAATTTGTTTTTTTCTTGTTCTGTTAGCATGATTATTTGTTTATTAAATATCTAATTAATTCCATCAACAAACCTAAACCAGTTAATAACGACACACTAAACCATATAACAAAATTAAATTGATACAATTTATCTCTTTGCTTTTCGGTCATGGCTGGTTATTTATATGTGTGTAAAAAACTTTTATAATTCTCGCTTATCTCTTTGCATGTTTGTTCAATCAGTACAATGGCTTTTAAAAGTTCTTCCATTTCAAAAGTGTGGTTTAATTCAAAACTTTCACCCGTGAAAGATAAGCCGTCTTTTGTTCTCTTTGTCCCCAACCAGTTGATTTGACTTTCTGGTATTGATTCACCGTTGACAAACATTGCCAGCGCGTACACCTTCATTTGAAGGCTATCTTTTAACGTGTCCATTGTCCAAGGCTTTCCTGAGGTTTTAAAATCAATGACCCTGTTATTTTCAACGTCCCAAACGTCAATAAAACCTTTGACTTGAATGTCATTAATACTGAGGCTTATTTCTTTTTCAGCCTCGCAACCTTTAAAGCTTTGAATCTTGTGAATGTAAAAATCGGGGAAGGTTTCCATGATTATTCCATCTTTAATATACGCTTCGGTATCTTCGGCAAACTGTTTTCCAAAGTTCATGTAAATGGAAGGTTCTTCTGGAAGATTAAGGAAATATCGGTTGATGTATTTTTGACGGTCGGAATACCAAAGGTTTATTTGGCTGACTGAAATATATGGTTTTGGTAAAAGCATCTAAGTTGTTTTTGTATTGATAAATCCCCAGCCATTTTACAGGCTGGGGCAAAACATACCAATATGAGATTAAAAAAATTTTCCGATTTGAATAAAAATTGTTGCGGCTGCTGGTTGCGCTTGCGCTGGTTCTAAGCCTGAGGCTTGCAACTGGTGAAATATATCGGCGTAAATACCCGTCATAAAAGTAGCCTTTTCACTTATTTCTTCAGCGGTCAATTTACCGTTCGTTTTAGGGGCTACATTTACCGCCTGTTGCACGTTATTTCCTTCCGTGGGTGTTTGTACCTTTTCGGGTAATTCGTTTGCAGTAACCATGTCAAAAGCCACCTTGTAACTTTTACCGTCGTGTATAATGGTTACGACGTCGTCTTTTTGTAATGCCTTTAATTTTTCATCGTCTGGTTTACCGTACACGCGGATATCAGTTCCGTTATCCAATGTGATTGCAGCGTTGATGGAAGGTCCGTATTGACCTTCGAAAACTTTGCCCGCAGTATATTTAACTCGTCCTTTTAGAATATTCATGACCCATGTTTATTTGAAAGTTTTGTGAATCGTACCATAAACTTTTTTTATGGTCGCTTATTTTTTTCCAGTCTATTTCCTCGTTATAGTGAATGGCTTTTCCAGATACAAAGTATTTTTCAAGTTCACCGACCCCGCGTTGCCTCCACCATTTTCTTAGGTGGATAGGCTCAACGATATGGGAAGGGCAAACGGTCGTCGTTACGTTTATTACAAATTCATGTATATTCATCTTGCTGCCGTGTATTGATTGCATTTATCGATTGATTCTTTGCAATGTGTGATAAAATTATTTCTCAGTCTATTTATAGCGGTATCCTCATTTGTTTCTTCATGCAGTTGCATCGCGTCCATCATATTTGTAATCTGTTCAATATAAATATCATGATTTGATTCTTTGTGCATCCAGATATAGTTTGAAACCATTCTTTGCGCATAAATCCAAAAGTCCAAAGTAACTCGATAATCAAACCTTGCTTCGTTCGATAATCTTTCTACTTTATCCTCAAGGTATTTAATCCTTAATTCATGATACCTTGTCAAGGCGTTGTCTGTAAGTGTGTTTGGTAAAGTGTCCATCTTTTCTGTTATAAAATTCATGATTGGTTGTTTTAAAAATGTTAATTAATCTTTTATGATTACCCAGTTTAATTCATTCTCATCCACAAGGGGCATGAGGTTGAAGCGGTTGATGTTTGGGTATAATTGTAAATCAAGGTCATGCGGCTCAAATGTCCAGCCGTGTACCTCAATGTTATCGTCTGGGCTATGAGGTTTTGTTTGTCCATAAAGACCAAAGCCGCTGGAAAATAAAACGTGGACAAAGTGACCAAGTTTTTTGTCTAATGTGCATTTGACCGTATATTTTGTGATGCTCATATCCAAAAGGTTTTGTCGATTAAAAATTTTGCTTCTTTCCTCATGTGCTTTTTCTTTGCCTCAAGGTATGTTGACGCAACAACGATTAAGCCGTTTGGGGCTTCAATGATTCTGGATTCAAATCGGAAACAGGATTTATCTTTTAATATATCCTTTACGGTGTTTGCATCTTTCCAGTTTTTGTACTTGCCTACTTCAATGGTTTTCATGATTGGTTGTTTTTAAAGTCTTCTAAATTTTTTGTTTGTAAAATCAATTTTACCTAATGCTTTGGTAAAGCCAAAAGGCGTTTTGTATTCTTTTTTATTTATTATAATGGTTGTTTTATAATCATTATAAATTCTATTTAAAACAACTTCAATATTATCAATGTCAACAATAGCCATATTATCATTGTGCCAGCCGTTTATTTCAGTATATCCATAATAGAAATGAACTAAAAAACGTCCTGATAATGCTTTACGAAATTGAAACATATCTGTTAATTGCTTTTTCATGATTGGTTGTTTTAAAATGCAGTTGGCTCGGATGCTGCACCCCGTTAAGGTTAATTATAATGATAATGCTAAAATATACATAACCATTTTTCTAAATTCTTTTTTCGTTACGGTTGGATGTTCAGTAGCTACGCTTACAGGCCAATTATCTTGCATTCTGGATGAATAAACTATAAAATTCATATATGTTTGACCTTCCAGTTTAGCTTTAATTTTTTCGGCTTGAATTTCGCATCCAATGTTTCCTAATTTAATCTCAATCATTTTGTTTGTTTTTAAGTGGTGATTTAACGTTTGTTTGTTTTGATATGTAAATTTATAAATAAATAATCTAATAAAAAAATATTTACAACATTATTTTAAAAAAAAAGTGGGAAATAAAATACTTCCCACTATGAAAACCAGATTGCATGAAAAATTATGTCTTTTACTTAATTTTTAAGTATTCTTTTACTAATTCTAAAAGGTATCTTCTTTTATCAATCAATGCCATTTTTTTAGTATAATTAAAATAATCCTTACCTCTTATTAACTTCCAGTCATGAACGGTTAATTTTACTGAAAGTTTAAAAAGTTGTTTTTCAATTTTAGTTAGTAAATCGTTATGTTCTTTAATTTGTGAATTAAAAGCATTTAAAACTTTATCATAATGATATAATTCTGATTCTTTCATGGTTTTGTTATTTTTTGTTTAAAACAATCCTCCAGACCGCCAACTTTTGCGCTATGATGATTGCCCGCTTTTTTCCTTCTTCTTCCACCCGATGTAACTGGGTTTTAAAGTCAATGTAACTATCTGCTTGTATCTTTTGTTTCCTTGCTATTTCCTGAGCCTCTTCCCAGATCGCGCGTTTTTCTCCTTCGGCGTAACCGATTAACCCAGCCTCCATCGCGGCGTCGTACCAATATACTGGTACATCTTCGTAGCTTTCACCCTTAAAGCCGCTTAACATTTCGGGAAATTCTGCGTAAAATTTCCTTTTTGCCTCAATTTGCCTTTTTTCTTCTTCCATCTTACCACGTTTCTTTTCATCTTCCATATCAACGGTAAAATAGACCTTTTGCCGCCATGTAATATAAGCAGTAAGGATTCGACCAATGGCAGCCAAGTCAACTTTGCCGTATAATTTGTGTTCATCAATGTTTAATTCTTGCCTTGCAAATTTTTCAAAAGCAAGTTTTATTTCATCAACCGCTATTAATTTGTAAGTGGTTATAAACTGAGTCACCTCAACCAAGTGTTCTGGACTTGCTTCAATGCCATAAAGGGGAAGGATGTTTTTAACAACCTCATTAATTTTGGGCAGGCTTTCAACGATACCCGTTTTAAATAATCTTTTTTCTCGATTGTCGATTACAAGTTGAATATCCTGTATCTTTTCTTCAATCGTCATTGCAATGGCTGGTAAATTCATATAAGTTGGTTTTTATTGTGTTTGATATTTCTTCATAGCCTCAGCCAAAAGCCTGTCAACTTCATCGTCGTAAGCCTTTTTCTTTGCAGCTGGTGAAGACGTTTGGTAAGCCGTGTATATTTTTCCAGCCTGTCCGTATAAAATGGCTGGAGTAAAATTTGCTTTTAACCATTTGTCATTTAATGACCAAGCGGCTTGTAAAAATACTTTTAATGCTTCGGTTGTATCGTTATTCCTGTCAACTTTTTCAATCCAACGCAACAAATATACCATACCTCCAGCATCTTTGGGGCTCATGATATAATGCCCTTTTTGGTCTGTTGGATAAGCTGCGCCAGATAACTGTTCAAAGGTTTGGCAAAACACCGTAAAGGCTTCGTATGTTGGGTTGGGCTTGCGCTCGGGTTTCGGCTCGGCGTCGGCTTTTTCTTTTTCCTTTTTCGCGGAACTTTTTGCTTTTTCTTTTTCAACAAGGGAAACTAAGGTAAACGGATTTACTTTGCTACTTTGAGAATCTTCAATTACAACCTTTTCAAAATGGGAAAATTCATTTTCAAAATCTTTGTCTAAGTTTATATTTATAATAGTCTTTCTTTGTTCTAAGTTAGTATTTGTTAGTGACGACTTTTCCCGTAACGGATTTTTACCGTCGCGGATTTTTACCGTGTCGGTATTTTTAGTACACGGTGAAAAATTTAAGGTATAATCATAGCTATCAAATTTTCCAACTTCCCTTCTTTGTTCCCTGTTTAAATATCCTGTTTCTAAAAGTTCTTCAATGTATTTCCTGAGCGTGTCCTTTGTGTACCCCAGTTCCTTTGCCATTACGCCTTGATAAAATTTCCAGTCATCAGGCATCGAAGCCATGTAACAAAATATAAAACGAGCGCGGTCGCTGAGGCTTTTGTTTCGGATAACGTCATTTGGTATAATGGTAAAATTATCTTTGATTTTATTGTTAAGCTTATTCATAATTAATCTATTTTATTAATGTGAGCAAATTCGCCATGATATTTCAAGGCGGCATCGTTGTAGGCACGGGCGGCATCGATACGTTTTTCAAAACAACCAAGATGATAAACAATTTTTCTATATTGAATTTGTGCCCTCCATTTTTGCTCAGGCTTAAACCAGCTTACACCCTTGTAACCACTAAGGTTATTTATATTAACTCTTCTATTTATAGGATTTTCGCTTCGAGTGCAAACCCTTATATTACATTTTCTATTATCTAAACCGTCACCAGAAATATGGTCAATTATATATCCATCGCATTTTACCAAAAGCCTGTGCATTACAACAGGTATTCTTTTTTTGTTAAGGTATATTACAGTTCTTGCATAATAATTATTCCTGTTTTGTTTGTAAATATGCCATTTAAATTGGTTTAAATATTCAAAGTCCTCATCGTCTACCAGCGCGACCTTGCCTTGAGTTAATTGTATATCTTTCATGAGTTAAAAAAAAATAACCCCAACGGGTAGGACTCCATCGGGGTTAATGAGAAAAAAAGATTCCTCAAATACCTTTCGCAAGCGTCCTACTTCTTGCAAAAGGTTAAACAAATATAATAATTTTCCTTTACATTTTTACATTTTTTTTAATTGTGCAAGGGCTGGATTCGATACCTATATCCACCCGTCATTTAACGGAGTGCCTCTGTCGCCAATTCAGCCACCTTGCGCCACAAAGATAAAAATAATTTTGTTAAAAATAATATTTAATTTATAAAATAAAAAAGTTTATATTTGCCCTATGAACTACTTAATTATTACCTCAATTACTGGAAACAAAGACGTGCTGGTTGACCCTGATACGACCTTTGATAATTGTACCTACCTTGCTTTTGTCGATGAAGTTAACCATGACCTAAATGTTTGGAATCAAGTCCAAAACCATCAATTTAGTATGATTGACCCGTTGAAGCATAGACGTAATGCGAAGGCTGAAAAGATACTTTGCATTCCACAGGCTTTAAACATTGACTTTGATTACATTATATGGCATGACGGGACGCATCAATTAGCCATTCACCCAGAAGAAATTATTAAGGAATACGGCGACGCAGATTTGTATGTTTTCCGTCACGCGCAAAGACGTTGTTTATATCAAGAAATAGCCGCCGTGCTTGAGGGAAAGTTAGACAATGAAGACCTTGTAAAAAGCCAAATGGAATTTTATCAGCGCGTTGGAATGCCGCCGTACTTTGGGCTTTACGAAATGGGTTGTTATATCAGGAAGGTGAATCAAATTACGATTGATTTTGGTTTAGCTTGGTTTGAGCAAGTCTGCAAGTTTTCCAGCCGTGACCAGATTTCTTTTCCTTTTGTCCTTTGGAACTATGAGGAAAGAATAAAGGTTGCAATCTTAAAAGGCAACTGTTCAAAGTATATCGGGACGCCGTTTGAAAACGAGGGGAATAAATATTTTATAAATCATGCAAACCACATTAAATGATACCATTATTTAAAGTTGCCATGAACCCAGAGGCATCAAAAGCCGTTGAAAAAGTTTTATCATCAGGCTTCATCGGTCAAGGGGAAGTGGTGGAGGAATTTGAACGCCAATTAAAACAAAGTTTTAATAACCCCTACCTTGTTACGGTCAACTCAGGGACAAGCGCTTTGCAACTTGCTTTAAGGTTAATTAAGGACAAACACCCCGAAAAGAAATACATTATATCAACTCCTTTGACTTGCACGGCAACCAACTGGGCGATACTTGCGGCTGGGTTCGAAATAATGTGGGCAGACATTGACCCTAACACTTTAAATATTTGTCCCTTATCGGTGGCTAAATCTATTACTCCTTTGGTTGCCGCGGTTATGGTTGTCCATTGGGGAGGTGCAGCAGCAGACGTAAAGAAAATAAAGTCATTAACGGGGCTTGATATTATCGAAGATTGCGCACACGCCTTTGGCTCATATTACGAATTACCAGCCACTAAAGACGAAAGTACATTGGTTGGGAACTCAGGAAATTACTGTTGCTTTTCCTTTCAGGCAATAAAACACCTTACCACGGGTGACGGTGGAATGTTGGTTTTACCAAATGAGGAAGAATATAAAAAGGCAAAGTTACTTCGTTGGTATGGCATTGACAGGGAAGGTGACCGAAAGGATTTTAGATGCGAAGCACCGATAAACGATTGGGGTTATAAATTCCACATGAACGACATCAACGCCGCCATTGGGATTGAGAACCTTAAAATATTTGGGGATAATGTTAGAAGACACCAAAATAATGCTGGTTTTTACGACTGGTGGTTAAATGAAAATAGTAGGTTTATAACCCCTTTGTATTACGACGAAGGCTCATCATATTGGATTTATTCAATTTTGGTTGAGGACAGGGACAATTTTCAAAGGGCAATGAAAGAACGTGGTGTAATGACTTCGCAAGTTCATGAGCGAAACGATTTACACCCGTGCGTAAAGCAATTTAAAACGGAACTTCCAAACATTGAAAAGGTAATTGGCAAGTTGTCAAGCCTTCCAGTTGGTTGGTGGGTGACGGACGAGGACAGGGAATATATTGTTGAACAGATAAAAAAAGGTTGGTAGATGGATATTACTAAAGAATTAGTTGAATATTTACACAAATACACAAAAAGACCTAATAAATATTTTATTGAATTAATAGGAATTAATGAAGTTGGTGGTTTTGAAATGATGTTCAAAATAATTGAATTATCAAATATTCAAAAATCATATAAAAGAAGTGCAAATAAAAAAATAGTAAAGCTTCAAGATATTTATAATAACTTTTTAAAAACAAAAGCATGATTAAATTAGTCGTAAGTGGTCGCGTCGGTCAGGACGCTGAGGTAAAAAATGTTGGCGATAATACCGTTTGTTCTTTTTCCGTAGCACACACTGAAAGGGTTTACGGTCAAGTGCAAGGAGAAAAGACGATTTGGGTTACTTGTTCAATTTGGGGTGAACGTGGTGTCAAACTTGCGCCTCATATTGTAAAAGGTACATTTGTGGTCGTGGAAGGAACAGGCGGGGTGAATGGATACCTAAACAAGAATACTGGTGCAGCCGAAGCTGTCATTCGCTGCATGGTAAATTCTCTTGAATTTGGAGGCAAGCCAACAACAGGGGAAAATCCAAAGGTAACAGAAGCAACGACATTTAAATCAGAATCAGAATTTCCTTTCTAATGGCATATTTTAACTACGATATACCCTCAAGTTACCATAAAAATAATATTGGTAAGACATTATACAACACGGTGCTTACAATGAATCCTAATATAATCATTGAGTTCGGAACATTGCACGGTTATTCAGCCGTCGCAATGGCTCAGGCTTTACGAGACTTAGATAGCGATACCGTCATAATGTGTCATGACCTTTGGCAAAAGTACCCATACAAAAATACGTCGATGGATAAGACGCAAGATACCATCGACGCGCTGGGGCTAACAAAATATATTGAATTGATTGAATGGGATTTTTATAATTGGAAACCAGAACCTTTTGACCTGATGCACTTTGATATAAGCAACCACGCGGGACATTTAAAGTATTTAAAAAGTTTAAAGGAATACCATTTTTTAAACGGGTCAATCTTATTTGAAGGTGGTAGCAAGGAAAGGGACAAAGTTGAATGGATGAAAGATTTTCAACCTATCAATTCATCTGGTTTAAACTTTATTACAATTAACGAGGACTTTCCCTCTTTATCCTTAATGTTATGAGGTTAGCCGTTGTCGCCTCAGGTTGGCACTTTCCCTTAGATTTTTATGAATCAGTCGCAAGGCAAATCGTTGTCAAAGACTGGACGTATGATTTATTTTGCATCTCACACCGTGACCCAAAGTATTCAAAGGAGGAAAAAAAGGGATTGGCATTAAAGGAATTTGACACCGTCCTTTACAAAGAAATTGCAACCATTGAGCAGATTAAAGACTTAGGCTGGAATTATAAAGAATACCCGAACACCGTTGGCGATTGGGGTTGTTCAAATCAATGGCTGGAGGAACACAATTTCACGGAATACGATTTGCTTCTTTTTACGCATGATGACAATTTTATTCATAACTACAAATGGTTTGGGAACATCATTCACTTTATGGACGGCGATTGGGAAATACTTTCTAATTCGTGCGGTGACCCTGTCGGATGGCTTCGGGGAAGTTGCGAGTTCTTTAAGCCTTCTTTGTTACAAAAGATTGGCGGCAAGTTTGATTTATCATTAGTGACATTGAACAGGGAAGAAGAAGTTTATTCCCCTGATAAATGGGTTGATATTTTCGATTGGAACAACACGGTACACCCGTTGATGAAATTTATATCGGATAACAAGATAGTAGTTGGACATCTTTCAAATACATATAGACATTCAATGTTTGTGTCCGAGGGGGAACGCGGATTTATTTCCCCAATTTTAAAAAAATAATATTATATTTGTATAATAATTTAAAAAAAATGAACACAACAAAACCTCAAGAAATGTACGGGGTAACCTTTCGCAATAAGGTTATAAGAGAAAGGTTGCTGGATATTCAATTTGATTTATGGAAGGCAACAGGGAAAAAGCATTCAATGGAAGCGGTGCTTGAAGTTTTATTGAATACTTATAAAAGTAAAAATAAATGAGGATTGGCATTGTTTGTAATTTAAGCAGCCCAACTACGGACTACTATCGCACGGTTAATCCATTTATTAGGCTTCGAGATATTTATCCACAGTTTGCCATTAAAATGATTAACCCTGATACCGTTAAGTGGTATGATTTTTACGACGTTGATGTTGTTATCTTCCAGCGTGCTAATGGTAACGATTTACTTGGCATGATTAACGAGGTAAAACGAATGGGTAAGAAGATTATCTTAGACCACGACGACCTATTACACGAGGTAAGTCCAGCGAATCCAGCAAGCCAACATTTTAACAAGCCTCAGGTAAAAGAATCAGTCGAAAAGGCGTTTAAATATGCTGATTGGGTTATGACCTCAACCCCATACCTTAAAGAATTTTACTCCCAGTTTTACGATATAGACAAAATTACCGTTGTTCCAAACGCCATTGATTTTAAAGTTACACCGATGCAGCCTGTAAAAAGGGATAAGTTGATGGACGCAAAGAAACGGGTTATGTGGCGCGGAAGCCAAACACACCTCGAAGACCTTGCAACGGTGAAAAACTTTTGGGTTGAGTTGCAAAAAAACGATAAGGTTGAATTAGGAATGGTTGGTTTAGCTGATTGGTTGGGCAAAACATTGTATCCTAAGGCAATTATTGTGCCGTGGAATAATTCATTGTTCCAATACTTTGAAATGGTCAAACACTCAGCGCCACACTATGGCGTATTTCCATTAACGATTGACAATTTTAATCAAGCGAAGTCAAATAATTTTGCGATGGAAATGTTGGTAGCTGGTTGTATTTCATACGCACCAGAGGAAATCAAGGAATTTAACATCGCTGGGGTACGGACTTACAAGAACGAATTAGATTTAATCCACAAATTTACTAAGGCTTTAGACAAAGATGATGCGTACTTTGTTGACTTAGAGGCTGGACGCAAATGGCTAAAGGAAGAAAGGGATTTGGTTAAGGTTAATGAATTAAGGATAAACGTATTAAACGCTATATGAAATTAAAGGATATAAAACCGAACCCGAACAACCCACGCGTCCTGAGGGACGACAAGTTTCAAAAGCTAAAGCAAAGTATCACGGAGTTTCCTAAGATGCTTTCGCTTCGCCCAATGGTCATTGATGAAAACAACGTGGTACTCGGGGGAAACATGAGGCTTCGCGCTTTGCAAGAACTTGGATTCACGGACGTGGAAGAGGCATGGGTAAAACGAAGCAGCGATTTAACCGAGGACGAAAAGAAGCGGTTTATTATTGCGGATAACGTCGCCTTTGGCGAATGGGACTGGGACACACTTGCGAACGATTGGGAAGTGGTGGACTTGGAAGCGTGGGGTTTGGATATACCGCAGTTTAAAGCCGTTGACGTTGATTATTCAATCCTTGATGACGATGATGTTTCCCAGCAACTTGAGGACATGACCGACGGGGTGAAGAAAGCGATACAAATTGAATTTGAAGCAGAACATTACGATGAGGCTTTCGCATTGGTTAAATATTGGCGAGGTATGAAGGCGTATGTTGGAGGAATGATAATGGAACATTTGAAGGCTGAAAAAGATAAATTATGAAAATGATTCAAGATTCTATTAATGGAATTAAATTTTATCATCGGGAAGGTTTTTCAGATTTAAAAACATTCAAAGAAGTTATCGGTAATAAAGTATATGAGAAAAAAGGAATGACAATTAAGCCAAATGAAAGATGGATGGATTGCGGCGGCAACGTCGGTGCATTTACTTTGTTAGCTTGTTCAAAAGGGGCTGAGGTTACAGTTTACGAACCAGACCCGTATAATTGCCAAATGATTGCAGAAAATTTAAAGTTAAATGGATTTAAAGCAACCATAAAAGAAGTTGCACTGGTTTATAACGACGTAAAAGAATTGATTTTATTCATTGGCAACAATAATAATGTCTGGAGAAATTCGATTGTAAAAAAATGGAATAACAAAGGAATCAAAGTTAAATGTATAAACTTTGATGAAGAAGCAAAGGATTTTGATTGTTGCAAGATGGACATTGAAGGGGCTGAGATGTTAATATTAGAAAACACAAAAAAAGTTTTTTCTAAATTGGTTTATGAATGGAGTTTTGATATCGACGATAATTTGTCAAGGTTTTGGAGTATTATTGAAAAACAAAAAAATCAATACTCAGACTTAAAAGACGTTGGAAACACGGCAAAGTTTAAAACAAGAGATTATAACACATGGCAGAAAAGTTGGTTTCCAGCTTGTACAAATGTTTTTGCATTTAATCAATAATTATGAAAAGAGTAGATTTAATCAAGGTTGAACACAATGTAAAGATTGGAGACAAATGTAAATACATTGAACCAAATGTAACAGAGGATTGCATCTTTTATGCAGATGGCGAACCAATAGGTTTCTACCTTACTCAAATGCCTGAGAAAATGTGCAAATTAGCAGACTTGGCAAATAAGGAGTTTAGAAGTAAAAATGTTCCTAAAACAATGATGGACAGAAGCGATGTTGTAAAAAAAGCACAATTAGAAAATAAAACACCATCTCAAATAATTAAAGAAGGAAGGGGATGTTCTCAAATGAGTACTTTATTAGGAAGTATAGCACCAAAACCAATGGTAAGAAGACCTTATCCAAATATTGCTCAAGTTCACTCTGTAAAAACCGCTCAGACATTTATAAAGGCAATGTTACTTTTGGCAAAGGAAAGCGAACAACTTATTAAAGAAATTTTACCAAGCCAATATGAAAAGCAAGTTGAATTATTTAAAGACGTGCCAGAAAAATGGAGGTTTGCCAATTTATTTACCAGTTCAATATCAAATTACAATATTTCAGCGCCTTTTCACAGGGACACAGGAAATATAGTTGGTGCGGTAAATGTAATAATTTGCAAGAAGTTTAATTCAAAAGGTGGTGATTTACATATACCTGACTACGGGGCAACCATTGGGCAGCAAGATAATTCAATACTTGTTTACCCAGCGTGGCGCAATGTTCACGGTGTGACGCCAATACTTCCAACTTTAGAAGGAGGTTACAGAAATTCATTAATATTTTACCCATTGAAAGCATTTGTAGGCTTAGAATAACAGTTTAAAATCAGTTTATGGGACGCAAGGATATATATTTAGATGCAAAACCATTTGTAAAAGGTCAATCAGGCAACCCCAACGGTCGCCCAAAGAAACTCCCAGCCCTTGACCTTATCATGGCAAATGTCATGGGACAGGAAAAGGACGGTATCACGGCTGCCGAAGCAATTATCATGAAGCTTCGCGAACAGGCGGCAAAGGGTGACATTAAGGCGGCTCAGTTGCTCCTTGATAGAGCATACGGGAAAAGCAAACAGAACATTGACATAACGACGCAAGGCGAAAAGGTGACCGTGCCAACGATAATTTTTACAAAGGACAAAGCAAATGGATAGAGTTAAAATTTTAACATTTTTAAAAGTTATTCAACTAAGAAAAATAATGCCAAGTCATAAAATGTACATGACTGAAGAAAGAAGGTTGAACCCTTTTAATCCTTTGTCTTATTTGACTCTTACAATAGCATTTTTTGTCGGAATTATTTTATTTGGCGTCATTGGTTTTTGGAATGAGGTTGATTTAAATAATCCTTTTAAATGGAAATAAAGGTTAGTGAAAAGTATGAAGCATTATGGCAACCGCAAACCCGTTACTTCCTGATAACTGGTGGACGTGGTTCGGCGAAGTCATTTACCGTGGGGCTTTGGGCTTGTAATATGCTTTTGGCAAACAAAGGTTGGAAGGTTCTTTTTACACGTTATACCTTATCAAGTGCTAATATTTCCGTTATTCCTGAGTTCCGTGAAAAGATAGACTTGCTCGGCGTGGGTGATGAATTTCAAATGACAAACGCGCAAATAAGCCACAAAGCAACAGGCAGCGAAATAATATTCTCAGGCATCAAAACAAGTTCTGGAAACCAGACGGCAAAGTTAAAATCGATACCCGCATTAAATGTTTTTATCGTTGATGAGGCTGAAGAGTTTGTAAGCGAAAAGGATTTTGATACGATTGATGAATCAATCAGGATGCCTGACACCCCAAACATTGTAATACTTGTCATGAACCCTCAGGACGTGGAACATTGGATTTGGAAACGGTGGTTTGAAAAGTCGCATCGAATGGAAACGATTGACGAGCAAATGATACCTATTAGCACGCACCCCGATATAACGCACATACATACGACGTACTTTGATAATTACCATAACCTAAGCAATGATTACATAGCAAAGATTGAAGCCATTAAGGGCAAGTCAC